ATATGGCCGAGGGCACGGTGAACCCGCGCATGATCGTGCCGCAGGGATTCACGGGCGTTCCCGATCTTCGCGCCGGAGGCATCACGATGGGCGGACTCACGCGCGAGACCTGGCCGATGGAGTGGATGACCGGGGGCAAGCTGGACTGGGGCATCGCGTTCCTTGACCGCAAGGAAAACGCCATCAATAACATCTTTCACCGCCCGCTCTTTGACCAGTTCGCGCAGATTGAACGCCAGATCACGGCAGCGGAAGTGCATGCCCGGGAAGCCGAGAAAGTGGCGCGGTTCTCGCCCGCGTTCCATCAACTCACGACCGAACTCATCAACCCGTGTCTGGAGCGCGTGTTCATGCTGCTCTACCGCCAGGGCAGGTTCCCGGCCCCGCCGATGGAGGCGCTGTATCGCGATGCCGCGGGCATCCTCAGGCTGGCGTTCCCGCAGACGGTGCAGACATCCCGAATGGCGCTGGCCATGCAGGCGATGCGGCGGCAGAGCGTGCTGAATATGATAGGGGTCTGGACGCCTTATGTTGAAGTCACACAAGATCCCTCCGTGTTTGACAACCTGGACAAAGACGAAGCCTTCCGAACCCTGGCACTCGGAGACGGAACGCCCAAAGATTTCCTCAACGATCCCGATGTTGTCGAGCAAACCCGGCTCGCCCGTGCGCAGGCACAGCAGGCAGCGCAGCAGGCGGAGATGGCGCAGGCGGCTCTGAAATCAACTCCCCTGGTGGAGGCCGGGATAGAAGCGGCGGCGGCATGAAACAAGTGATCGCATGGAAAGCGGACGACGGGACTCTCCATGAGGATGAGAACGAAGCCTTTAATGCAGATCTTGAGCATTGGAAAAAGAATCACGCGCCGGACTCCGCGGCTCCTGTCGTGTCGATCATTAACAGAGATCGCGCCGTCATTGACCGCGACCCCGTTATGGAAGCGGCCCTGGAACGATGAACTCCTTTGAATCCGCAATCGACGCCTGGGAGCGCAGGCACCGGACCCCGGGCCGCTTCAAGAAGCTGTGCGGTGAAGTCTTCCAATCCGTCGAGGGCGTGGAACTAATGGCCCTTCTTTGCACCGTGGAGCATCCCCTTGACCATACTCCCGGGAGTGGCGACCATAGCCACGGCAGGCGCGAGGTGATCGCGGCCCTTTGGCGGCATGGATCATCTTCAAACGCAATACACACCATCCCTGAACCGAAACAAGACGCATCATAATAAACATGAATACACCTACAGTTGGATGCATTGTTCACTATCACAGTTACGGCACGCCGGGAGGCGAGTTCAAACTGGAGCCCCGCGCCGCCATCGTTACCGCCGTGAATGAGAACGGCACCATTGACCTGTGCGTCATTAATCCTACGGGGTTTTTCTTTAACCGCGGCGTCTCCGCAGGAGGCCCCAATGCCGACACGCCAACGCCGGGCGGATGGACCTGGCCACCGAAAGCCTGACCCTGAATCGAAACCACTAACCACTGAAACCAATGGCACCGCCGAGCAATGAATTCCTGAAATCTGAAGTCGATAGACTTACCGCCGAACTTGACGCCCTGAAAGCGGCGGCACCTGACAAAAACGCGCAGGCGCTTCTAACTGAAAACGAGAACCTGCGGGCGGAAGTCGCGAGACTGAACGAAGTCATAGCGAAGACCGGCCCCGGATTCGTTAGCGAGGGGCAGAAGCTCGCCGACATCATGCGGGAAGGGAGGCAGGGGTGAGCGCCGCTATCGCCGATCCTCCCGCAGCGCCCCCGGCCACTACTCCGCCGGCAGCGCCAGCCGCTCCCGTGTCAAGCCAGCCGCCCGCCCCGGCCTGGCACGAATCCCTCATCACGAAGGAACCCGACGGCACGGAAAAGCTCGCCGACTTCGCGACATGGAGGGACAAGGCCCCGAAGCCGCTCGCTGATTTCATCACCGGCAACATGACCGCGGCCAGGGCGAAGACTGAAGGCATGCTCAAGCTGCCCACGGCAGAGACAACGCCCGAGGAATGGGATGGCATCTACAAGGCCCTGGGACGTCCCGATGCCCCGGAGGGATACGAGTTCAAAGCCCCGGAGGAAATGCCCGAGGGAGTGACATGGGATGAAGCGGCAACGAAACGCTTTGCGCCCATCGCGCACAAGATCGGGCTCACGCCGGCCCAGGTCGCCGCCCTCTCCGAATATCAGATCGGGGAAGTGGCGGCACAAACGCAAGCCTTCCGCGCCAACGTGGCTAAGGAAGTGGAGGCGGAACAAAAGAAGCTCGGCGAATACTTCCCGGGCGAGAATGGGCTAACCGATGCCGCCGTGATCGCGCAGAAGCTCGCGGGTGATTGCGGCATCCCTGCCGCTTCCTTTGATCCCTCCAGCCCTGATTTCTGGGGCGCGGATGCGATGAAAATGATGGTCGCCCTGGCTCGCCGGCTGGCGAAGCGTGAGGACGAAGGCAGCACCGGAGCCCCGAACGCAGCCAATCCCGTCCAGGGCGGGTTTGAGTGGGCCTACAAGGTGTCATCAGACAAGAATCATCCTGACTACGACGCCTATCATGGTGGCAAAGATGCGAAATTGACACAGCGCGTGAATGAGGGATGGGCGCTGATGCCGAAGGGATGGAAGCCGCCGCAGTAGATTTTTCTTTACATTCCGCGGGCATGGGCAATCATCCCGCCATTCCACCGGCTCCGCCAGGACCTACCGGCAGGAATCGCTAAGGCATCGGCTCCCGTCAGGGACTTACCGGAAAGCGCAGCGTTGAATCATCCCGCGTCACCACGGCAGCGGGTTCAACCAATTCCGCAACTTTCCGAAGGCCATGCCTGATCCGTCGTTCACCATCCCCGAACACTTTCCGCGCCAGTTCTCCATCAATTTCGATCAGGAGATTCAACAGACCGACTCCCGGTTTCAGGGGCTCGCCGATCCCGAGATGCGATGGACGGGCAAGGAATACATCTTCCGCGACCTCTCGCAAAACACCTGGACGCGCAACGATACCCGGGGCGGCACCACCGTAGCCCGCGAGTCACGCGCCAGTTTCCGGCGCATGTTCAAAAAGAAATGCGAGGCCGAAGCCATCGAGTTTTACGAGTGGGATGAAGAACTCCTGGCCCAGGTCGTTTCCCCGAAGTCGGCGGAAATGCAGGCGATGACAAATGGCTGGGAGCGCCAGTTCGATGACCTTTGCATCGAAGCCTGCTACGAGGATTCAATGGGCGGAGTCGAGCCCTACACCACGGCGCAGCCGTTCCCGCCCTCGCAGAAGATCGCGGTCGATTACAACACGCCTGCGGTCGCTCCGGCCGGCAACAAGCCGATGACGACCTGGAAGCTGTTTCGAGCGAAGAAGTATTTCGAGAACCTCAACATCAACCTGGACCGCGAGGAGGTTTGTATCGCGATGTCCCCGGATGAGGAGGAGGATCTTCTGGTCGAAGCCGCCGCCGCCCTCAATACCCCGTGGGCGAAGATGATCATGAACTATTACGAGGCCATCGGCTCCGGGTCCGACCCGAAGGCGACCAAGCTTCTCGGTATGTTCCGCGTCATCAAGACGACCCGCCTTCCTGTCGTTTCCAGCATCCGAACGTGCGTCGCCTTCTGCCGCTCCGGATTCGTCAAGTCGGCGTCCACCGATGTCAAATCCAGCCTCGACCGCATCCCGCAGGACAAGAACAAGCTGCTCCTTCAGGGGTCGGCGATGGTCGGCGTTGCCCGGCGATACGATGAGAAATTCGTCTGGATTCCCTGCTACCACGCATAATCACAAGCCATAACCAACCCAACTTTCTAACGATTCAATCTTATGGCTACCACCGGTTACTCCGACTACCAAACCGCGGTTCGCGCCGCATCGGCAGGCTCGCTTCACACGCGGGCGCTGCAAAACAAAGTCGCCTCCAAAGTCAGCTTCATCGATCTGCAATACGTGGGCCGCGGCGTGGAACTCAACTGCGAATTCGTGGACCTGGGAAGTCCGGCTGCGATCAATGCCAAGTTCAATCCGGAAACGCTCATCGTGCGGCACGGCGGCAGCGCCAACTTCTCGGTTCCCGTCAAGTTCGAGAAGCTGACGACCGTTGACGGCACGAAGCAGAACGGGCGGCAGTTCGATGCGACCTGGACGCGGTCAACCACGACCTGCACGGTCACGACGCCGAGCCCGCACGGGTTCAGCACGAACCAGCATCTCAATGTTACCAACAGCAGCGCCACGACCCCGGTTCCCAACGGAGGCACGGGCATCATCACGGTGCTGTCGGATACGACGTTCAGCTTCACTTGCGTCAATTCCGGAGCCACTTCCGGCACGCTGACCGTGGGTGAAATCGTGAGCGCGCAGCGCGCGGCCACCTGGTCACGAACCACGACGACTCTGACCGTTACCACACAGGGAGCGCACGGCTACGCCAGCAACGACATCCTGGACGTGACGGCAATGTCCAGCCTGGCATCGTTCGCGCTCGGCCTTACCGGCGTCATCACTGTTACCAGCGCAACCGCCTTTACCTTCGTGGTAACGGATGCCGGGGACGCCACGGGGACGATCACGCTCGGCCCGGCTCGCGGGAACACGGTTCCGATCACCTCCTCCGTCGCATACACTCAAGCCGCGATCTATACCGGCGCGGGCGTGGCCACGGTCAGCAATGGCGTGCTCGGGCTCGGCGATCTCCCCATCTTCCGCAAGGAGGACAAGATCATCCTGGTCTGGGGCGTCATCACCACGGTTCCTCCAACCACGCGAATCTTCTACGTCCGGGGCAGTTACACGCACCAGACATAAGCCTTTCAGCGGTTAGTTCGGGCGCATCCGGTTTACAGGGAATCCGGGTGCGCCCTTTTTCTTGCCATCGCGGCGCGGGCGTGTAGTTTGGGGGATGCCGTCGATTGTCTCCGATGAATTCGCCAGGATGGTCAACACCGCCCTGAGGGTTATCGAGATTCAATCCACGCTAATCCAAACCAAACTCACTGATATGGCCAATACCCTTGACGATTACATCGCGGCGCAAACCGCTGCTAACGAAAAGATCAACACCGCGGTCGCTGGAGTCACGGGCGATGTCGCGGAACTCAAGCACCAGATTGAAGAACTGGCGAAAGGCGCTGTCACGGCGGAGCAAGCCTCGAAACTGTCTGGACTGGCGGAAGCCGCGGGCGCTATCGTCTCCAAACTGGAAGCCCTGGACGCGGGAACGCCCGCGGTTCCTGACGAGAACGTCGCCGGGCTGAACCCGAATCTGTAGCCTGTGACCGCCGAGCGCGCCCGAACGAATGCCCAAAGGCTTCGCCGCCGCAGATCGTTCCGGCGCGTCACAAAGCGGCTAATGTGGTGCTTGCTGTCGCATGAACTCCGAGACTAAAATCACCCTCGCCCGCAAGGCGTTGAAGCTCTGCGGCGTCACCCTGGACGGTAACATTACCGACCTGGATGCGCGCGAGCCCAACGCCGTGGCGTGCCGCGAGGAATGGGACAAGGCGCGGGATGAACTCCTGCGCATGAAGGAATGGAACTTCGCGAAGACGCGGGTGAACCTGACGCGGACCGATGACCCGCTCTTTGGCTATCGGTATGCGTGGCTGCTGCCCGCCGACTACATCCGCGCCCTGGAATTCAACTGCGTGCCCGCAGGCACGGGCATGTCCCGCTATGACATCGAGGGGCCGCTTCTGCTCTCGTGCCCGGTCAACAGCTACGCCGTTGTGAATCTGCTGGCTCCGACCAGCGAGCCCGCGGCGCAACTGCGCTACATCTTCCGGGAGGAAACGGTTAGCAAATGGGATGCGAACTTCTGCAACGCCTTCGTTTACCTCCTGGCCAGCGCGATTGCGCCCGGGCTGTCCAGCGCCGCCAATATGGGCCTGCAACTGCGGCAGTTCGCGCAGCAGATGGTCGCGCAGGCATTCGGGCCGAATAACAACGAGGGGCGTCCGCGGGTCATTACCGGGCTGGGCATGAACTCCGGATACATGCGCGCGCGATGGGCCGGGACCGGTGGCGGCTATCCCTATAACGTGCCCGCGGGATGGTGGGCGGACGCGCACGGGGTTTGGCAGGCGAATGATTGCTGCTGTTGAGTATGACGCACGTCTTTCCGGTTAACGATGAACAGGATCACGATTTGGAGTCGTTAAACTGTCACTGCGGACCGCGAATCGATTGGGAAAACAGCCTTGTGATCCATTCCTCTTTTGATGGCAGGGAATTGGTTGAAATGGCCGAAGCGATAAAAGAGGACGCTTCCACATGAACCAACTCCTAACCGCCTTCAACTCCGGTGAAGTCACGCCGCTTTTGGCCGGGCGCGTCGATCTCCCGAACATGGCGCGGGCGTGCCGGATCATGCGCGGGTTCCTGCCCGGGATCACCGGCGGCGCGTTCCGCCGCCCACCCCTGGTCAATGTCAGCGCCGCGGGGGCCACGGGCTCCCGGCTCATCCCCTTCCAGGTATCCACGGATGCCAGTTACGTCCTGGAGGTTGTCGAGGATGGCCTGTATGTCTGGGACGCCACGACCGGCAACATCGTGACCCTGATTCCCCTGGTGCTGCCGCTGGTGCCGTGGCCGCTCGCCAGCCTGGACCGCATCGGATACGTCCAGAGCAATGACGTGATGTGGTTCGTGCATCCGGAGACGAATGTTTACGAATTGCAGCGCACTCCCGCGGGATGGACGCTAACGGAAATGCCGTGGAAATACCCGCCCCTGCGCGACGAAAACCTGACCGCGATTACCATCAGGGCCAGCGCCCTTTCCGGCGCGATCACGCTAACGGCATCCGCCGCTCTTTTCGACCCGCAGATGGTCGGGAGCTATTTTGAAATCAGCCATTTCCGTTCCACGGTGTCATCGGAATTGGTCGTTCCCATCATTCCCGCAGCAGCGGCGTTGCTGTCGTTTTCCGTGATCCCGACCGCGGGGCAGTCCTTTACCATCAATGGCACCACTTACTTTTTTGCGACCGCGCCGACGGGGCCGAATCAGGTCTTGATAGGCACTCTTGTCCAGTCCCGGGACAACGCCATCGCCGCCATCAATGCCGCGGCTGGCGGCGCCGGGTTCGGTATCGGCACGCGCCCGAATCCGGACGTCACCGCGGAGAGCGGCGGCGACTCCACGACATCGGTTGCGGCCACGGGCACGCTCACCACGGATGGAACCAACGCCTTCACTTCGGGCACGAACTCGGAATTTACGATAGGCTCCGTCACTTACCGCGCCGAATCCGGGACGATGGGCGTCAGCGGCAGCACCTACGATTTCCGGAAAGGGGCCACCGATCAGGACACGCTGGCGAATTTGGTCAAGGCTATCAATCTCACCGGGGTCGGGAATAACGCCACCGGGGACTATACCGCGAGCCTTGTCGCCGCCAACCCTCTCGCCTCCGCCGCGCTCCAGACCGCCGCCATTGGGCTCACGGCGAAGGCTGCGGGCGCGGGCGGCAACAGCGTCGTCACCACGACTGCGCACACGGGAGGGCATCAGAGCTTTGGAGCGGCCACGCTCACGGGCGGCAACGCCGCCCCCACCTACAAGCTCAAGGCGGTAGCGCGGACGCTCGGCGACCCCGGGAACGCCATCACCGTTGATTCCGATCTCACGGCTCCCGATGCCTGGAATACGCCCACGCTCACGGGTGGCGCCTATTACGGCACCGCCCTGGCCCCGGCTACGTCTCCGGAAATCACGGTCAAGGGGGCTTGGGATTTCACGAGCTACGGGCGGTGGACCGGGAATGTCTATGTCGAGCGAAAGAACGCGGCCGGCACCTGGGACATCCTCCGCCAGGTCACAGGGCGACTGGACACCAACCGCACGTTTTCCGGTATCGAAGATCCTGCCGCAGTCCTGCGCATCCGGGTCGAGAACATGGCCGGGCTTCCCGCCAGCGGGGTCGATCAGCCGCGATTCGTGCTAGAGGCCGTGCAGTCGATCACGCATGGACTGGTTCGCATCACCGGTTTCACATCATCTACCGTCGTCAATGGCACGACCGTTACCGACATCTTCAGCACGGACGCCACCCCGAACTGGCGCGAGGGCGCACACTCCAGCTTCCGGGGATTCCCTGCTGCCGTGGCCATGCACGAGCAACGACTCATCTTCGCCGGCAATACCAGCGAGCCGCAGAAGCTCTGGGCCAGCGCCAGTGGCGACTTCCGCAACTTCGAGGAAACCGGATTCGATGACGGGTCCTGGCAATACGGCCTGGCCACCGCGGAGGGGAATGCGATCCGGTGGATTGCGAGTCAGTCTGTTTTGGTTGTTGGCACCGCTGGCGACGAGTGGATTCTGGACGGTGGCGATACCGGCATCACCCCGACCAACGTAACGGCGAAGCGGCAGAGCGCCTGGGGCAGCGATCCCGTGCAGGCGCTCATTGTCGGCAGCATCATCATATTCATCCAGCGCGGGGGGCTGATCCTTCGCGAATACGTTTTCGACTATCAGAACGTCGGATACGTCGCTCCGGACCTGACGCAACTGGTAGAGCACCTGACCCGGGACGGCCTGCGCATGGTCGCACAGCAACGCGCGCCCTGGTCGATTCTCTGGGCCGTGACCTGGGGCGGCGACTTACTGGCCTGCACCTACTCCCGGGAGAACGAAGTCATCGCCTGGGTTCCGATCCCGATTGACGGCGATGTCGAGAGCGTGGCCGTCGTCTATGGCCAGCGCGGGGCCGCGGATGAAGTCTGGATTTCCGTCCTTCGCGCCACGGGCCGCAGGCTCGAACGATTCGACCCGCGGCACTGGATACGCCTTCACGCCGGGGATTTCTGCTATCACATGGACTCCGCGGCCACGGGCGGCACCGCGGGCGTGCTGTCGAATCTGGTCTGGCTCAACGGTGAAACCGTAAAGGTCGTGGCCGATGGCATCGAGCAGCCCGACCAGGTTGTTACCGCGAACGCGATCACCGTGGCCGGCGCGGCATCGATCACGGTCGGGCGCGCGCAACCGGAGAGTGTGCTGCAGCCCGCTATCTTTGACATCCCGACCCGACAGGGCACGAGCCAGGGCAGCAAGTTTCTGACCGTGGAGTTTTCCCCCCGGTTCTACATGACGCGCGGAGCCGGGTATGCGCGGGCACCCGGGAAGGAGGTATGGTCGATCAGCTTCCGGGACAGCCTGAACCCGGAGGAAACGGCACCGCCGCCGTTCTCGGGCGACAAGCCGCTGTCGGTGCCCGGGAACTTCGATGACTCCGCAGATACGACGATTTACGCGCAGGGCATCCATGCCTGCAATGTGTTGGCGATGGTTCTGAAGACTAACGTGTCAGGGACGTAGCTTCCCGAATATCATCTTCGGTCATGTCGAGCCAAAGCCCGGAATTAGATAACGTGTCCTTAACTGAGTTGAGCGCCCTTTTTCCGCAGTTCCGCCATTTTCTAAAGTCTTCTGTCTTTACCTGGCAAAGGTCGCGAACCAGGCGAACGCCATGATTGCGACATGCGTCCGTGATCCGCTTCCATTGCTCAAACGGCAGTCTGTCCACGCCCAAAGATAGAACGTCTCCGCATTGCATATTCGCTATCGTATTCTCATCAAGAACCCACGGCTTGACAGGCAGGACCGGGGGCGTAGCATTATCAGCGGATTCACTCATGGTTCATGCATGTTTGGATTCAGCGCGGGGCCTTTTGGTCGAGGCTCCGCGCAACCATTCTCTCATGTGCGATGCGCCTCCGCAATCACTATTCCTGCGCCAGTATGGAATCCGTGTCGGCGACTATCAAACCGTAGACTCCTGGTGGCGAGCCCGCTACGGATTCCCTTTCCCGGAGAACCAATGCCCGCCTCTGGGTATCATCTGCGAAATCGACGGCGTGCCCGCGGGATGCCTATTTGCCTACCAGGCCGCAGGAATCGGCGTGGCCTTCCTTGAATTCGGGGTGACATCCCCGGGAACATCGTTTAAGACTGCGCGCATGATCTTCGCCCGGCTCCTTCATGGAATCATCCTTTGCCTGAAAAAGGATGGCTGTGGCCTGGTCCGGTGTTTCGCCGAAAACGCGGCGGTTGAGCGATGCCTTTTCCGGTTCGGATTCCAGGGGCGGGACCGCAATCTTTACCTTTTCATTTAATGGGAGCCCTCGCGATCATAGCCACGGCGGTATCCGCGATAGGGGCGGGAGTATCCTACTTCTCACAACGCGCCGCCGCATCCACAGCGGAAACGCTGGCGGCAGCGAACGCCACGACGCAGCTTCAGGCCATCTCCCAGCAGCGGCAGCTAACGCAAATGCAGGAGGCCATCAACGCTGAGCTGGCGCGCAAAGACCAGGCGGCAGCGAATGCGAACGCGGATGCCCTGGGGGCGACCGCAGATGCCAATGCCGCAGCCTCCCGCGAAAGCGTGCGCTACAGCCGTCTCCAGGCCGCAAAGCTCGCTGCAGCGAACCGGGCCGCAATGGCCAAAGGCGCGGTCGATATGTCCACGGGCTCGCCGCTGGCGCTCATGGCTGCGAACGAAATGGAATCGGAGGCGACCGCGAACCGGCTCGTTTACGAGAACGAAACCGAGCGCCGGGCTCTGTTCCGGGAATCGGCGGCACACCGCAACGAGGGCATCCTCGCCGGCATCAACATCACCGGCCACCAGGCGTCCGGCGTGGCCGCGGCGCAGGCTGAGACTCAGCAGGCGGCGCAGACGCGCCTGAACCTCTACAGCGAACGCGCTGCCGCCAATGCCGCGCGCACGAATGCGACCGGCTCTTTGCTCACGAACTTGGGGGGCATTGCCTCCGACGCCTACCGCAGCGGAGTCTTCGGGGGCAAGAAACCGGTGAAGCCAAACAAGTATAGGGCGGCGTGATATGGCTAAATATATCGTCACCCCCAACACGCCGCCCGCGGGACCGCTCAATGCTCCGCGTCCTGATCCCGGAGCCCGGGGATTCCAAGTCAATGCCGCGGATTTGATTCGAGCGCAGGAACCGGCCCGCATCGATGCCCGGGGATTCGTAGCGGAAGCGGGCGCGGGATTTGGCCCCGCGCTCCAGTCCGCGGGCAAGCAGGCGACGACGCTCTACAAAGAGCATGTCGATTCCGTCACGAAAGAGCAGACGCTCAATGCGGATGCCTCGCTCCAGGCCGCGCGCCTGCAAATCGCGGCCCGGCTGGCAGGGGAGAGGAATACACTCAGGTGGGAAGCGATAGGAATCGAGGAAGCGGACAAGTGGGAGAAGGAGGTTCTTTCCGACCCCGACCTTACCCCGGATGCGAAGGCAAATATTGCAGGCGTTTTCACGCGATGGAAACAAACGGAAATCGCGTCCATCAAGTATCAGGCGGCGGCGGTTCAGGCAAAGCGCACCGGGGAGGCGTTCGTTGGATCGATCATTGACATGCAGGCGTCCGGGAACTTCGAGGGGGCCAATCTTCTCATCAAGAAAGGGCGGAAAGAGAACATCGTCGATGACGATACCGGAGCCCGCATGGAGGCGCAGAATCAGGCCGCAGCACTGAAGCAGGCAGAGTCGGACCGGTTGGACTCCGACATGCGGTATATCCGCATGGACCCGGACCGGGCCATTGCGGAACTTAATCAAGAGGGCAGCGCCCTGGCAAAGAACCGCACGGAAGTGCAGCGCAAGGAGCTTTACGATTACGCTCTGGAGATGAAGCGCGAGCGCGGCGCGATGGTATCCAATGACATCCTCAACCGGATGGCGATGCCCCCGGTTGTGAACGGGAAGAAGAATCCCGATGCCGTTTCCACAGCGGAGGACGTGGAGGAATACGCGAAAACGCATCCGGAGTTCACGCCCTACATGAAGGCGAAAGCGCTCGCGGATATCAAGGAAATGCAGGTAAAGGGATTCAAGGAGCGAATGCAAATTGAAGGGCCGCAGATCGCGTCCCGGATATGGACGCTCATTGACCGGTGGGATCCGAAAGGGGCGAATGCGCAGAACGAATATTTCCAATGGAGCAGCGACATCCAAAAGCTGCCGGAGGGGAAGAACCGGACGGACGTTCTTAACAAACTGGAGGCGCGGTGGGAGGGCAGGCAAATCAAGGCCGGGGACGCCCGCCTGCATTATGGCGAGAAGGTCATGACCGAGATGTTTGATAAAGGGGCCTTCGGGGCCTTCGATCACTGGTCATACCTAATGACCGATAAGGGGAAGCAGATCATGGACCCCCGGACGAATCTCCCGGAGCGAGTCTATACCCGCAATCAAACCGACTTCGATAACGCGCTGTCGGCAAAGGCAAAGCTCGGGGAGAAGCTTCGCGAATATCTGGAATCGAAACCGGACGCCACGATTGACGACGTGAAGGAATTCATCTGGAAGAATAAGGCCACGGCCACTTTGGGAGGCACCTACTCTGCGCTTCAGAGCCTTTACCAGACAGCGGCGGCAGTGAATGCCGTGCCCGCACCTATCGTCGGCGCTCAAGTCACGCCCGGCGTTCCTGACCGTGACCCGAAGGGCGCGCTCCCACCGGGCGACAGCGCTCCCGTGGAAGACGACCCGCTGCCGCCTATCGTCCTTAATCCCCCGCCCCCGCCGAAAGATAAGACGGTCGGCGGCGACAGCATGATTGACCCTGAGGAGGCGAGAGCAAGGGCCGAAACCGATGCCGCGGAGAAAAAGCGGAATCAGCGCATGAAGGACAGCACCTCCGGCCTGAAAACGCACGTCATCACGGAAGCGGAAATCAAGAAGGCCCCCAAGGATGGGTATTCCCTGATCGATCCTGATACCGGCAACTGGATTCAGGTTGGGCCGAAGGGGTTGCGCACGAAAAAATGGATAGTCCCTGAATCGCCATGAGCTACGCCGAACCATTCGGTTTCGATCCCTTCCCGACATCGCCGATGCCGCAGGCTCCGCGCACGGTGTTTCCCGCCGTGATGAACATGAACGCGGGCGTCAACCCTAACTCTAATTTCCCGGACCTTTCCTCGCAGGTCATACTGGACTTTGACGGCTGGCGCAAGACTCTGCCCCCGGCCCCGCGTGCCGCCGTGGACGGGCAGTTGGCGCGCTCTTTCGACGCCGCCGCGCAGGCGATGATTACGAAGCGGATGCAGACCGACATCTGGCTGTCGGAGCGCACGGGCTGGCCGCTGGATTTCATCAATAACAACCGGGATGCCGTCATTTCCGCCTACGGGACCGCTAACAATATCCCGGATTGGGACAATGCGGACAAGCTCCATGCGTTCATCAAGACGCAGGCGCAGAAGGACTACGATGAACACGTCGGCGTGAGCGGCAGCGCGGAGGACACGGAGGAGGGCAAGAAACTGCGTAAGGCATCCCTGATGGAGTTCGCGCTCACTGCCGCGCGCGAAACCGGCGCGAAACCGCAGGCGGGTGACAAGCAACTGAACGAATCGCGGTCATGGGAGGAATATCAGGCGAAGGCCAAGACCGAGAAATGGTGGCGCCCCGAAAACGTCGACACATATCACCGGCAATTCCACGGATGGTATCAGCAGGGTCAGCGGGAGGTTGCGAAAGCGGAGGTGATCTTCGACAAACTGAAGCCGATCCTGACAGAAGCCGCGGTTAAAGGGAAGGAGTCGGCGAAGAAAGCCTACGGCACCGCAGCCATGACCGGCGATGAACCGCAATTCGAGGAAGCCGTTCACCTGATGCGGCAGCTATCGCCGATTGAGAAGCGCCTCGTTCTGGAGCGGCTCGCGGCATGGAAGCCCGGCAAAGAAGGCGACCGCGCGCTGGACGAGGACATTAGCGCGTCGTCCACGCGGGGACTAACGGCGCTCAAGCAATCGGTTATCGACCAGATGGAGAAGTTAGCCTACGGGCTGGCGCGCTCGCCGAAAGCCCCGGGGCGCACGCGGCAGGAAATCGATGAGGAGCAGAACCTGCGGTCACAACTGGTTAACGCCACGCTCGGCAAGCTGGACCCCGTGGATCAATCGTCGTGGTGGCGGTTCTCGCTAACGAGCGCCGCGGAGTCTTCCGGCGTTATGCTCACGGCGGCAATCCCCGTCGCCGGTCCCGCGCTACTCATCGCCGGATACTCCAGCGACGCCGAAAACAAGATGGTGGCGGCTGGCGTGCCGGTGAACTCAGCGCGCAACATGAGTTATATCATCGGCCCGATGCAGGCCGCGGTGGATATGGTGCAGTTGAAGTTGTTCAAGCAGCTGGGAATGGGCAGGCTATTCAGCGGCATCACAGCCAAAGCCGCGGGCGCTTTCGGTGTGCGCGTGGCGGGAACGACGATCACGGAAAGCGTTATCGAAATCGGCCAGGATGTTCTCGTGCCCGCCGTGGTTCAGGAGGTGGCGTCATGGTGGGGCCAGAATATTCCCGGCATCAAATGGGCGGATGTGGCCGATGAGGCGTGGGCGCAGGCCCCGGATGTGCTGCTAACCATGTTGCCCATTGCGGCCCTTGCCGGAGGCGCGGCGCATATGTCCGACGTGAAGAATGCGAAGGCGCTTATCAGCGATCCGGAGCGCCTGACCCTGCTTGGATACCAAGCCGCGGACATGGCGAAGATCCAGGCTGCGGCGACCGATAACGCAGCTCTGAAGGCATTCCGCGAGGGATGGGCGAAGCGGACGCCCGTGATGGCGGGGGATTACAAAGGAGCGGGGATTTCGGAAGGGGCGCAGGCCATTCAGGCCGAAATTGACCAGAAATCAGAAACAGGGGCCCTAGAAATTCCCGTTGATACTCAAGGCGCTATCAATTCACTGACGGAACCGGAAAGCCCGGGGGCTCTAGACCCTCTCGCCGAAGCCTTCCCCCTCACCCGCGACGACAACGGATGGTTTATCATGGACGGCGCGAGCCGAACGGACTTCGGGACGGACTTCTCCGCCGCGAAGTATGCGCAGAATCAGTTGCGCATGGCGACTACAGAGAAGGTGGCGCAGGCGTGGCTGGATGTAGCGGGGGAGATTACCGGACGCGGGCTGGCGTCCACGGTCACGCTCACAGGCGAAAGCGTTGGCATGGAGCGCGGGCCTGAGGGAACGACGGTCACCGCCTACAGCGCCGCGAATCCGAAAGCGGAAGCGGTCACGTTCAGTCAGGCATCCCTTCAGAATCTGGACGCCGAGATGGAAGCCGCCGGCATCACGACCGGCAGCATCCAGGGGAGCAACGAATTGATCCGCGATACCCTGGGAAAAGTGAACGTCGCAATCAAAGCGAACATCGGACCCGAGGGAATCCTGACGCTGATCCACGAGGCCGCGGAAGGGCAGTTTCGACTCGGCAAGGTCACGAAAGCCGAGACGCAGGCCGCGGCACAGGCGTTGCTTCCCGTGTTCGCGCATGATACGCAGATCACCGGGGAATTGCAGGCGATCGCCGGGGGCAACACCACGAGTGCGGCGGCGCGGGAAACCATGATGGGCATCCTCGTCAGCAACGAACTCGGCCAGCGCAAGGACAAGCGCAGGTTCAAGCCCGGGGCGATCACTGCGGGATTCATGGACGCGCTCAAGATGCAGGGCGGAGCGGAAGCGCAGGCCGGTCCGAAGAAATATCTGGCGATGGCGCGGGCAATCGGGAAGTATTTCAAGACGCTTTTCTCCGGCATGAAAGCCCTGGCGAAAGCGCGGAAGGGCGGCGCGGACCTGAAAGACTTCGACGCCTTCGCGGACAAACTCCTGGGAATCGACCCCGACAAGAAAGCGGCGGTTGCGAGCGCGAAGGAGGCGGCGGGTATGGCGGAGAAAACGACAGGAGAGTCGCTATTCGATTTAGAGCATATGAGAGGATGGGCGAGGCGCGAGGGGGCAACGGGGGGGATCGATGGGGATGCCAGTTTCTCGATAGCGAGAGACGCTGCCGAAGAGCAGGCCCCCGCCGAAGTCGAAATCCACACGCTTTCCAAAGGCGAGATAACGCTCGCAAAGAAGCCCGCGACGAAGGAACTTCTGCGCGAACTCTCCAAGCAGGAGGGCATGTATAAACAACTCATTGATTGCCTGAAGAAATGATCGACGAAGGCACGCCGCATCCCGACGACACCATGGAGGAAATCCTTGAGTGCCTGGAGAAGATTGCGGACAAGAAGCAACCCGCGCCCGTGGTGAACGTCACCATACCCGCGCCCGTCTCGGCCGCCCCCGCCATCCACGTCGCGCCGTCCGTGGCGCATCCCTGCATTCCCGTCGCCTATACCATCCTCATCACCGCCCGCGACAGTCAGGGCCGGATTTCCAGCGCAACATTAACTCCAGTCAGCCCATGATCACAAATCCGAAAGCCGTTCGTTTCTCCGAGCAAGTCCGCTCATTCGCCGGGAGCCTTGGCTCTCTTTTCCGCACCGCGGATCAATTCATGATCAATGTCGTGGAGGAATTTGAATCCGTCACCACGGAGGCCCCGAACGAAGACGTGATAGCCGACTCCGCGCAAGGCATCCGCCCCATCACGAAACAGAATATCGCGGAGTTCAAATTCGTCGTGGAGCAGTTCCTTGCGATGGCGAATCAGTCCGACCGTCGCGCCGTGGTTTCCCGCGTCGCCACCAGCACTCAGCCCATCTTCTAATGGCTATCGCCCGCGTCGCATCTTCCGCCGCCACCGCTAATAGCGCCGCGGTATCAGGCACCACGCTCACGCTCACACTGGGCGTGACGCCGACAGCCGGGAACATTGTAGTGGTGGCCATCTGCTGTTTCGGAACGTCGAGCACCCCGGGTCCGGGATCGATGGGGCTGTCAGCTACCGGAATTACCTGGATAGCCCTGGTGCCCGTGCTTCAGGGGGGCAGCCAATGCAATAGCATGCTGGCCATCGGGCGCGTGTTCTCCGGGGCGTCAGCAACCATCAGCATTACCACGGTTGCGGCTGGAGGAATTTCGGCTGCGGGCGCAGAATACAGCGGCGTCAGCGCCCTTGTTGATAAGTTCGCCTCTGCCGTGGGGGCGTCGGGCACGACCGCGGCCACGGGGGCCACGGGAACGACGACGGTGGCGAATGAGCTTTTCGTGTGCGCCGTCGGCTCCCGGGGAACGAATGGCGTCACGTTCTCGGCCCCCGGCGACGGATTCGCGATTGTCGGGCAGGACAAGAGCAGTCTTAACACCAGCGGGGACCGATCCGTGGCTCTTTTGGAAAAGATCGTCAGCGCCACGACTACGGCCAGCCCTACTCTGACAATCTCTGCTTCCAATGTCTGGGTTGCACAGGTGGCGACCCTTGAAGAAACTCCCGCGGCCGGCGGAGGCGGAATGATCCGGAACCCGGGAATGAACGCAGGAATTAACGCCTAACATATGAAACAAGAAGCCAAGACCGGGCAGACGGATTACACTGTCCTGATATTCATCCCGGACCCGGCGAGCACGGACGGCAGCGGAAAGACCGGTCTGGTTGCGGCGAACCTGACGGTTAGCTTTTCCAGGGTCGAGACTGACAACGACGTGACGGTTACCGATGCCACGGGTTCACTCAATGACCTGGCGTCTTTGACTGCGGCGCATAACGATTGGGGCGTCATCGAGGTATCCAACACGCTCGCGCCCGGCCTTTACCGGCTGGACCTGGCCGACGCCGTCTTCGCCTCCGGGGCATGGAGCGCCGTCGTTTACGTGATGATCACCACGAGCGCGGCAGCGGCATCGCCGATGGAGTTCGCGCTGGTGCCGCAGGCTCCGATTGACGGGGTTCTACTGGCTCCTGTGACGCATACAGGCGCGGTAATTCCAACGGTCAGCGCGGTCACTGGATTGACCGCTTCCGATGTGGGCGCAATCAAAACCAAGACTGATTTTCTCCCCAGCGCGACGGCAGGAGCGGCCGGCGGCGTGTTTATCGCCGGCAGCAATGCGGCTACGACAGTGGCCACGTTTACAAGCACGGGCGCCGTTGTTTTCGGAAGCACGTTCACGGTGACGACTAACCTCCTGGTATCCGGGACGACAACGCTCACGGGCGCGGTCACGGCATCCAATGCGAGCAATAACATCGTTGGCATCGACGTGGCGAAGATCTCCGGCGACGCCACCGCGGCGGACAACGCAGAGTTGTTCTTCGACAACACGGGATTCAATGCCAGTAACAGTATCATCGGAGTCGCCTCAAGCGTGACGGCGCTGGGGGCTGGAAGCATCACCAACGCCACCTTTACCACGGATGCCATCGACTCCAATGCGCTGGCCACTTCCGCCGCAGATGAAATCGGGGGCGCGGTATGGGATATTACCCTGGCGTCTCACGTTACCGCGGGCAGCACCGGGGAGGCTCTCAACGCCGCTGGCGCAGCGGGCGACCCATGGATCACCGCCCTGCCGGGAGCCTACGGCGCGGGGACCGCCGGCAAGATCGTGGGCGACAATCTCAACGCCACGATCACGAGCCGGATGGCGAGCTACACGCAACCTACAGGATTCCTCGCCGCCACGTTCCCTGCGGGCACTATCGCGAACACGACGAACATCACCGCGGGCACGATCACCACGACAACGAACCTGACGAATCTCCCGGCGATTACCGCGGGATGGCTCACGGCCACCGGTATCGCCGCGGATGCGTTCACAGCGGCGAAGTTTGCGGCGGATGTCGGGACGGAGTTCGCGGATGCCCTGCTCAATCGCGACATGGCGGCGGTGACGGTGACCAACACGCGGAGCCCGATCAACGCGTTCCGTGCGCTCAGAAATCGCTGGTCAAACGCGGGCGGCACCTACTCGGTATATGCCGAGGATGATACCACGGTCGCATGGTCCGGACCCGTGGACACGGACGCCGCTGCAATCCCGGTAATCGGAGTCGACCCCACATGAGATGTTCTGCCTACCCATACTCCGGCACGCCGCTTCCGCGACTACAATCCCGGGATGCAGGTCGCTTCATCGCCCCTGGATGGGTGGCGTGTGCGCGCCGCCAGCGGCCCCGGCGCAAGCGGGATGCCGGTCAATGCACCGGTTCTGGATGGGCGGGGCCTGCTCCGGCCCCTTCGTTCCCCCGGTGCCCGTCACGCCCGCGGGAGGCAGTGACGACTGGCGCGGGATATGGACCTACAAAGGCAAACCCGTTAACGATGAAGATTTCATTGAACTCCTAACCCTTATCGTGCCGCTGCTGTGCCCCTGCAAATGAAAACGAGCCCGGTCCATCCTTTAGGGACAGCACCTCAGATGGCTGGACTTTCACCAGTTCCCGTTCATGACTCGGGAGTCGATACAGCTTCTCATCTGATTTCCGGGCAGAAATTGGCGGAGAGCTACGGAATCACACCGTCACTCAGCACCGGAACCGTTTCTTGCAAGCCGGCTTCCGGCACTAGTCGCACAGGACCAGGCACCCCTGCAATTATTTTGCACCGATGATCGCCAAAGTCAACCCGCGCAACTCATGCCCCTGCAAAAACTAACCGACTGCCTGGGAAAGTCCGCCTTCCCCCCGAACGTGCGCAACGCGATCAAACGCGAGGCGCGGGTGCTCGCTCGCGGCGGGGCATCGGATGCGGACGCTTCCATGCAGGCGGTCCAGAAGTTCGCGGATGCGGTGGCGGCGGATAAGGCGGCGGTTGCGGATGCGTTGAAGCCGGGGGCGGGGGAGTCGTTTTCGATTCGCGCTGTCACGCCAGCGCAGGATGCGGAATACATGCGGGCCGTGGAATCCGGCGACACCGCTAAGCAGCAGGCAATGGCGGATGAGGCAGCGAAGGCGTCGTCACCAGATATATTCGACGCCAGAGAAGGGATAGGCCAAGTCCCGGATAACGCTAACATCAAGTATCGCGGGTTTGTGAAGTGGATGACACCAAAGGAGTTTAGATCACTCGTTCCAAAAGGGGTGTCCGGCAGGGGGACAAAATCTTACGTAGCAGACGCGTTGAAAAGGGGGGCGAAATTAGGCCAACCGTTTATCCAAGCTGAATGGGACACACAAAAAAGTCAGTGGAAAGTGATAGACCACGAAGGAAGGTCACGCGTGGACGCCATCTCAGAAGTATTCGGCGATGTTCCGATACCGGTTCATATTTTTCCGAAAGAAGGTCTTCGAGGGAGAGACATGGATACACAGAAAAGGTCAGCGGGTTTTGTTCCGCAAAATGGAGGAACCCTCGTAACTATATCTACAAGTGCCGAAATCCTCCGCGACGCATCCGGCAAAGTCATCCCGTTGAGCGAGCGGTTCAACGAAAAGGACAGCCGGATAACGTATTCCCTCTCCCCCCACTCCGCCCTGGAGCAAGTTGAGAAAGCGATTGGCGCGCACCTCGCAAAAAACCCGGAGGCGCGCGTCAAGATGGCGGAGCAAGTGAGCGCGAACCTCGACAGGCTGCGGGAGCGGTGGAAGGACGTCGGCGAAAAACGCACCACGGAATCCCTGCAAAATGAGCAGGACATGCGGCAGGCGATGGACAGGAAAGCCTACGAGGCCGCAGGGGTGCCCGCTACGCAGGCCCGGGACATGGCCGCGAAGAATGCCGCGAAATGGCGCAAAGAGGCTGACGCGAAGCAAGCGGAGGACTGGCAGGCCGCAGCCCTGACCCGCGATTTCCAGACCTACAACGCCCTGCTGGCGGCGCTCCCTGCCGACATCCGCGGCAAGATGGGCGGATACGTGGCGCTGTCGAAAATCGCCACGCCGGAGGCGCGGGAGAAGCTGCTGGTTAAGTTAGTGGAGAGAGGGGCGGATAAAGTCGAGGAGCATCTCAAGAAGGAATACCGGGAGCAGATTACCGCGCTGGTCGATAAATCGGGGCCGTCCCGCGAGTCTGGCGAAAAGCCGAAGGGCAAGCTCGGCGGGGAAGGGCATCGCCTGGTTGATGCCGTCGCGGAGGCGCTCAAGCTAACGCCGGATCAGGCGCAGGCGCGGACGGATGAACTCCTGACCGCGATGGCGGCACCGGATCCCGACCCGGAGGCGCATGCCGATCTCGCCGATGAACTAAATCTTGTTATCCGCTTCGGGGGCCTGACGGAACAAAGCGCAGCGGATCTGGCCCGCAATTTCAAGTGGCTCAAGGATAACGTCGATCTCGCGCGCTCGCAGTGGCGCATGCAGGAGGAGGCCCGACTGGCGGAAGTGGCGCGGCTCAAGGAATCCGGCACGGCATCTATCGGAGGCGCAGACCTGGCCGACGTAACCGCCGCGGAAGGCGGCAAGGGCGGCATGACAACGGCGCGGGCATCGGTGCTGAGCATCCCGGGGGCCATGCGGGCACTCTTTGGCAAGGACGCGGAAGTCTCGAAACGCTGGCAGCGGGCGCTGCGCATCGCGAATAACAACTTTCTGGACGATGCCGCCGCGCTCGAAAAGGAGTTCAACGACATGCTGCGCGAGAACTACGGAGCGGGCACTCCCGGGCGTCGGGCGTTCTATGATGAAATGATGGAACCGGTGAAGCATCCGGGCGCGTTCATTGTCTCCGGGGGCGCGATGAAAACCGCGAGACTGCCGGCGGAGACGGCGCAGAAGATTCTGGACGGGAATGCCCCGGGGCTGGCGAAAGCTTACAGCAAGACCGATCTGGAGGCGATGCGCGCCGCCCTGGATGAGAATAACGCGCGCGGCAAGGAAGCGGACGACAAGCGAAAGCCGCTCAAGGAAATCGCATTTCAGCAACCATCAGGCGGCAAGGAAAAGGAACTGGAGAAGATCAACCGCGCGAAGGCGATTCAGATGAGCCTGGCGTGGGCGCAGGAGCAGGGGCGGCGACCCATGGAGGCGCACGGGTTCACCGCGGAAACGCTGGCGCAGATCGAGTCGTTCCTAACGCCGGGCGCGAAGGCTTTCCGGTCGTGGTTTCAGCAGCACTACGCGGGCGAATGGGCGCAACTCAACGCCGTGTTTGAACCCATGCAGGGCGTAGCGCTGCCGCAGATTCCGAACTATGCGCCGCTCGCATTTAAGGCCGAGGGCAAGGTTGATAGCGGGGGCCTCGACCCGTTCTCGTCGCCCATGATGGAGGCGGGCGGCATGGGGATGGGCATGCTCAAGAACCGCGTGGAACGGCACTCGGCGCAGCCTGCGCTGAACGATGCGTTCTCCGTATTCTTCAAGCACATGCGGCAAACCAGTTATTTCCGGCACTTTGCGCCCACCGTGCGCGAGATGCGGAACGTGCTGGGATCGGTGGACGTTCAGAACGCGATCATGACCCGGCACGGAGAGAACGGGAAGGAAGTCGCGTCCAAAGTCCTGAAGATCCTGGACGCGGGCGGCAGCATCGCGAAATCCGCATTCGGCGACAAGTGGATTAATCGCATCGCGCAGGCCCGGTCCATCGCGAGCCTGTCCCTGAACCCAGCCACGGTCCTGAAGAACTCCGCGGCGTTCCTGAACCTGGCCTATCGCATCCCGGCCGGCGAGTTCTCGAAAGGGCTGGCGAAACTCGTGGCGGGCAAGCTGGATATGCATGCCCTGTTCAATTCCCCAACGATTCAGCGGCGACTCACCGCAGGCGCGGGACCGGAAATGCAAATGGCCATGCAGGGGATCAAGGGCATGAAGCCGACGCGGCTCGCCAGTCTCATGCAAAAGGGACTGCTCCCTATCAGTTTCACGGACGCCTACACCACGGCGGGAAGTGCCGCGATTGCGCTTGATTACTACCGGCGCGAAGTCAGGGCCGAAGGCGAGAAAACAGTGGAGGCCGACATCGAAAAGGAGGCGCTGCTACGGTTGGAGGAGGCGCTCGGCGACGTGGCGCAGCCTATCGGATTTCTTGACAAGAGTATCGCCGAACTGGAGCGCACGGCGCTGGCGCGGTTGATCTTTATGTTCCAAAGCGAACCACGGCAGAAAGTGGCGCTGCAACTGGAGGCTGGCAGCGAAGGCGATAAGCGCATGCTCCTGAAGGGACTGGCTCTAAATGCTGTCGTGGGTGTGGCCATGCAGGCGATAGCCGCGATGTGGCGGGACATGCGGGACGATGACGATGATGAACTCTTTGACCCGGAGCATTGGAAGCCGCGGGATTTTATTATCGCCGCCGTGCTGGGACCGTGGACCGCGCTGCCGATCTTTGGCGCTCCCGTCATCGAGGCCCTGGCCACGGCGTTTAAGGGCGTGACCTTTGATAACTCTCTGGCCAGCGATGCCAACAAGGCGATCAGCGCGGCAAAGAATGCCTACCGTGCGGTCACGGAGGAAAAGCGCGACGGGACGCTCAAGGCAAAGGAACCGCTGGAAAAGGTTATCAGTTCAGCGGAAGCCCTGGCGCAATCGGCATCGGTGTTGCTCGGGCACGGCGAATACGGGGCGGCATCGCGCGTGAGCGGGTATTTCTTTGACCTGATGGACAACCTGATCGATGACCCGGAGGAGGAGCAGGCGCAACGGGAACGCGCGGCGCGAAGGGAACGGAGAGAGGCGCGGGAGGATGCGGAATAAAAAGCCCCGCACCTTAATCAACCTCTGGTTTTGCCGGCCAGAGTCTTCGGATGCGGGGCGGTGACCAGTCGTATACAGTTAGAAGGAGCGTAACGATAGGCCAAGCAACCTCTCCTGCCTCAATTCAGCACAATCGGGAACACCCGCAAGCCCAAAATGATGAACAGCACGATGATCGGCCCGAACCGGGCAGGGGCGGGCCACGTTGGAAAGAACAATCCGCAGGCGGAAAGCACGATCAAAACCCAAAAGAGGATAGGCAGGATGTTCATACTTTTAACCTTGCACGAACCGCGCCGTCTGGCAACAGTGCGTCCATGCTGGACACAACGGATTCCACAACGCTGGCCGCGGGCAATAACAGCGCGGTCACGCCGTATCCGGTGGCCTGGCCAAGCCTGGACCCGGCGCATGTGAAGGTGCGGGTGATCGCGGTCGGCTCCGGCACGGTAGCGGTAGCGGCGGGAGTCGCCACGTTCTCGGCATCGCAGACGCTTGAAATCGGGGGCCGGGTTCGCATCGCGACGACGACCTACGTCATCGCCACGCGGGTGAGCGCCACCGTCTATACTTTCACCGTTCGCCCAACGATCTCGGCCACGACGTTCTGGCTCATGGACGTGTTCACGGAACTGGCACCCGCGGACTTCAGTTACACCCTGGACGGGTCGGGCGTGCTGGATGCCATTGTTACCGATGTGGCGGTTCCGGTTACCTCCCTTGTCCTGATCTATAGGCAGACGCCGCCGCTTCAGCTTGTGACGCTGCCCGTGGCGGGAAGCCTTCCCGCGGCCACGCTGGAGCGCATGGCAGATCGTAACACGATGATCGAGCAGGAGACGCGGGCGATGATCGACGGCACCGTCTCCGGGGTCGTGGGCGGCACCGTTCCCACGGGCGGAACCGGGCTGACAGGCCTCACAGCATATGCTTTGCTTGCCGGCGGAACCACGTCCACGGCGGCAATGCAGCAGGTATCGGGACTGGGAACGCTGTCGCCGCAGCAATATCTCGGCAGCAATGGAGCGGCGGCGCTGCCGACTTGGAAAACGCCCGCTTTCGGGGATGTCTTTGGGCCTGCCGTCTCCGGCACCAGTAACCTCGCGATCTTTGCCGACACCACGGGGAAACTTCTGAAATCCAGACAGGAGACGAATGGCAACGCTACCTCGCTGGACCTGGGGGATGTCACGGACGCGACGCCGCGACCGCTGACAATTTTCCAGACCGTGGACAACGCCGCGCTGGTGGCGCAGTTGGTGATTTTGAATCTGGCTGTTCTCAATGCGACTGCCGCGGCCACCATTCAGGAGTGGCAGAACAACGGCAGCAATCGCGCGAAGCTGCTGGCCACCGGCCATTTCCGGCTTCTGGATGGCACGCTGGCGCTGCCCATCTACAGTTTCGAGAATGCGCCGGATTCGGGGCTTTACTGGGACGGCTCGAAGATTGTCGCCGTCATCGGGGCGGCGGCAATGATGAAGGTAGGGCCTGCGGACGTGACCGTCCTGGGCAACCTCATCGTTTCCATCGCGGCCACGACGCGGCTTATCGTATCGCCAACAGAGGTAGGCTTTGGGGCCGCGCTGACTCCGCTCACCGATAACTCCTTTGACCTGGGACTGATCGCTACGCGAGTGCGCAACGCCTACCTTGCTGGCGGGGTCATGGCGGCACTGCATGCGACCCCCGCGGCCCCGACAACGATAGCGAGCGCGGGCACGATAGCGCCCACGAGCGCGGTCACTTCCATTTCAGGAACCGCCGCGATCTCTACCATCACGGTCCCGTCATTCATCTCCGCCACGGCGGGACGGCTTACGCTCCTGCCAACCGGGGTTTTCACCTGGGATACCGCGGGCAACATCGCCCTGGCGGGAACCGCGGTTGTCAACAAAGCTCTGGACTTCACCTGGAATGCAACCTCAGGCAAGTGGACGCCTCACTACATCGCTTAACCATATACGATCATGGCCGCTATCACTTTGGACGCAAACGGGGACGGGTCGATTCCGGCCCGCACCTTCAACAATCTCGCCGCTGGCCGTCGTGCCCTCGTTTTCCATCTCGTGTCCGGAACCGCCTCATGGGGATGGGATAACACCGGGACCAATACCGGCACCGTCTCCGTTTCCACTGCCGCCGATGCCGGGATTGCGATGGCGGTGAATGAGAAGTTTTCCTATTCCAGCGATCTCTGTGATTGCTCGCGCCGGATTCTTTTCAAGGGCAGCGCCGCCGCGGTCATCAACTATCAGGAGAATCTTCAAACCGCATGAGTGCCTTAGTTGTATCAGGGGCTCCGGCCCCGGGCGGGAACACCGTGGGCGGACCCGCGTCATCCACAGACAACGCCGTGGTGCGCTACGACGGGACGGGCGGCAACAATCTGCAAGACAGCACCGTCTTTATCGACGACTCAGGCAATGTGAGGATCGGCGCAGCCCCGGCAGCGGTGCCGCTCGACCACACGCTGAAGATTGGCCAGGATTCGCGAGTCGCCGTCGATGTCAACACGGGCGGCAGCGTGGGCACAGTCCAGAGCGGCAATGGCACCGGGACCGGGATTCAGTCCAGCCTGATTTTCCAGACTCCGACGCTAACCGGGTCCGGGAGCGGAGCGCAAACTCAGACAACGCGACTGACGCTCCATGCGGACGGGGCGACGTTCGATGTTGCCATCATCGCCAATCAGGGAATCCAGATCGCGGACGCTAAGAATGTTGTCTTGAATACATCCACGGGCACGAAGTGGGGAACGGCCACGACCCAAAAGCAGGCATGGTGGAACGCGACTCCGGTCGTGCAGCCGACGGCGGTAGCGGATGCCTCGGGCGGCGCGATCATCGATGTTGAGGGGCGCGCGGCCCTGAATGCGCTGCTGGCGAGACTGCGAACGCTGGGAATCATCGCCACTTGATTATGGAGGAAGTGCTCGCCCGCATGCTGCCAGGCTTGGGGAGCGGGGGCGTTGTCGCTGCCGTGCTCTATTGGGTCGCAAAGCGATATTTTGAGGACGCGAAGGCGGAGAGGGCGCTACTGGAAATAGCGCGCAAGGACGCGATGAATCAGCAAAGCGCCCGCATTGCCGTTCTGGAAAACAGCCTTCAGGTTTGCCAGGCGGACCGGACGGCGCTCTGGGAGCGACTACTGGACAAGAAATTGGATGAAGCGAAATTAAACCGGGATCTCGGGGAAATCCCTAAGTAAAATTAATGGCATGAAACCCGCATAACCGCTAACTTATGCAAATGGACTGGACAACCCTCTCCGCTATCGGAGCCGCCGCCGCCGGGATTCTTGCCGCTGTCTGGAAACAGCTTTCCGGCACCATCAAATCGTTCTATAATGAATTGAAGGCGGACATCACGAAGTGCCAGGCGGACCGGGAAACGCTGCATAACAAGGTCGGGGAAATGGAGGTGGACCTCGCGCACTTGAAAGGGTGCCCGTCGGAACCTTGCGGCGCAAAGGAGGCGATCAGGCGCGCGGCCAGCTTTAGCATCCGCGGAAATGAGCGTTGACGAATCCGCGGGAATCGGGCAGGGTGGGCGCATGAGGATTCTGCTCGCCCTGACAGCTACCGCCCTCACATCCTGCTCAACCACGCTTTACAGCGACGACGGCAAGCCCCTGGCGAGGATTCAGTCCGACGTGACCGGCCTGAGTTACCAGCGCACCGCTGACGGCTCCGTGAGCCTCACGGCGGACTCTCTGTCGAACTCCGGCCCCGTGACGGCCATCGGCAAGGCGCTGACGCCTGCGGTTATGGCCGTGGGCGCAATGGGGCTGATGAACGCGACAACTAAAACCGTGGAGGCGGTCCGCGCACCGCTGCTGCCGAGATGACATCCCGTCGTCAGTTCGAGCATTGGGCCATGGAGTCTGATCCCTCGCTGGTTGAGGATTTTCAAAGCCCTCTGCCGGATGGGTCTTACGCCAGGCCGGAATTAGAACTTGCTTATCAATCGTATGCGTGGTGCAAGGCGCGCGATGCTGCGTGCGCCTTCTACTTTTCCGGAAATGATGCCGCGCATCCCATCTGGAATGATGCCTGCGCATGGGTGTCACGGCATCCTGAACCCGGCAGCAACCCGGTTGAGCCACCGCCACCATGAACGACTACGGCGGCATACCCGGGCTTCCCGGCATCGACCTGGCGAAGTATGCGCTCTACCTCGCCGGCTGGCTTGCCTTCGGGGCGATCATCCTTTTTCTTGAATCACGCCACAAATGAGCTACGAATCGGACATTCTGGAGGATCATTATCAGGCCATCCATGACGACGTTCCGATGGATGATGAATTCTTTGATAGGCTCGGCGAACTCGTTGAGAAAAGCCCCATCCCGAATCCCGCCATGAAAAAGCCCGACTGGTCAACCATCTGCAAGGCCCCGCCGAAAAGTCCGGGGTTTCACGCACGCTATAAGCCGGATCACGGGTTGCCGGACAAGATGACAAAGCTTGAGCGATGGATGTGCGCTTTCCTTGTTGCCATGATCGGGCTCCTTGTCTGGGGCATGTGGATTCTCTTTTCATGAGCGGCGTCGGCTGGCTCCTTGTCTCGCTGGCCGTCGCCATCCTGATCGCAATCCTAACCGCACGAAAGAAATGAGCGCCATCGACAAAATCAAAAGCATCCAGACCATTCTGGGCGTGATCGCTGACGGGAAGTTCGGGCCAAAGTCCCGGGCGGCGCTGGATGACCTTATCGCGGAAGCCGCGGAACTGGCAATGCCTCCGCCATCCCGGAGCGTTCATACGGTTCTGGCCAGCAGCTTCGCCGACCCCGCCGATGTGGCCGCTTTCAGGAAGTGCAAGGCGCAGGGGAAGTCCGATCAGGAATGCTTCAAAGTCGGGGACAATGGCGTCGGCAAGTGGGGCGACGACACGACCGGTCCGGTGCCGATGTGTGCGCTTCCGCCGGAGGACTGGAAGCCATTCGGCAGCGCCGCCCGGGGCAAGAAAGTCATCGTTGTCTGCGAGGGGAAAACCGTCGTTTGCGAACTCCGGGACACGATGCCGGCGAAAGCGAACATCAAGAACGGCGCGGGAATTGATCTCAACGAAGCGGCATGGAAGGCGCTCGGGCATAAGCCGCCGCAGTTGCGGAATGCTACGTGGCAGTGGGCTTGAGCGGCGGGCAGTATTCCGGGTGCATGTGCTTGATGTGGCGGGCCAGTGACGCAAATGACCGCTGGCAGCACGGGCATTTTCCGGAGGCGTGGCGGCGTTTTGTTTTCTCTGCCTCTTTGGCGCGCTCCTCGCGCTCTCTGGTGAGGTCATTCAGCGCATGCGCCTTAGCCGCTTCCGCGTTCGCCCTTGCGCATTTCTCGGCAGTCAGCGCCCGCTTGGCCTCCTCGATGGCTTTATGCGCCCGCTCCACAGGGCCGTCTCCGTAATGCGCGGAGTGACCGGAGGGGCAGTAAAACGAGCGCCCGTCCTTTCGGCGCTCCGCTTCGTATTCAGCCGTGAAGGCATAGAGGACGCCGCAGGTAATGCAGGAATGGACGTTCAGAATTGTCTCGGTGGTGATCGTTGGCATACCGGGACTCTCGCCCCGTTTTCCCGGTTCGCAAGAAGAATTACACAAAAAACACAGATTGTGTTTGACGCGCGGGAATGCCGTGATATTGGTTCCGCAGGTGTGGATGCCCTTTGTTGTTCTTAGACGCACCTCTTAAATGTCCAGGGAACAACCCCGGCCCGCAGCGGTGCAATTAACTGCGGGAAGTTTACCATTTTATGAGCCAGCCAAACCGCGTCACCGTCCCGCTTACGCCCCGCGCCTTCAAGGTTCTTGAGGGGCTGGCGAAAATCAGCCGCCGCTCAATGGGCAGGGAGGCCGCGCTTCACTTGGAGGGCGCGATCCTCGAAAAGCCACGCGGCACCACTCTCCGCAAAGGCGCACGAATTTAATCAGACCCCGGGGCGGTTAACGCCCCCTCTCGCCGCTCCGCAGGGCGACTAATCTGCGGTTCCACTAACTTTAACTACTTTTCGATATGACTGCATCACGCAAAAAAGACACCTCATTTGTCATCCGTAACGCCCAAAGGGATACGGCGACCATGCCCCTCACAGAGAACCGTCTTCGTGCCCTGATGGCCGAGTCTCACCGCCGGCAGTTTGAAGATAGCGAGGACTACCAGGCGGTCGCCCATGACATCGCAAACCGTGACTCCGTGCAGCTAAACCCGGACACAGAGGACGGCGCGGACGCATGGCGCGACTTGGAAAGCGAGCCGAATCCTGATTGCGACTGCAAGTTCTGCAAGACGGCAGATTTCCGCGGCTCCTACTAATCCCCCGCCATGTTCACTCTCCACACATGGGCCGTCGCCCTTCTGAATGATCTCCCCAGGTGCTTCTGGTTCCGGTACTTCCCGGTGCCGTCCACGGTGGCCGCAGCGGGAAAATGGGAACCGTCCGCGCTTATCTCCACCACTGAAACCCTCAGCAGCAGCTACCAAATATCATGAGCGACCCACTTGACAGCTTCTTCTCTCATCTCAAAGCCATGCGGGATGAAAGCGAGCGCATCGGCGGCAACCTGGAAACGGAATTGCATACCCTGCATCAAAAGTTCCGGCTGGAGATGACGGCTCTTGTTGACGATCCTAAAAGCGCCGTCACGGAAAAAAGTTTCCGCTGCGCATTCGTCGCCTACAGCGAGTGCCTGGAGGAAATCTACGACCGCCTGACGCGCATTGAGTCGCCAACGGAGGGCGTTGTCGCCCGCCACCTTATCGCCAGCCTGACGCATTTTCTGGAGAAGATGCGTGAGAACTGCAAGCCATGAAAATCGAATCCCTGGAGGCGCTGGACGAAGCCGTGAAGGCCCGCAAGGCCGTCGTGGTCCCGAAGTATTGCTGCTGGGACCGCCCGCGTCCCGCCGCCTTCGTTATCAATCTTAGCGGGGCCGTCCTGCTCCGCCTGTTCCAAGCCGGAATGTTCCTCTACGAAACGAAAACCGCTACGCCAACTATACCATCATGAGCAACGAACTCGCCGCCAAATCCCCCAAGAACGACCTCCGCAGTTTCATTGCCGGGGACACGTTCAAACAGCAGGTAGCCCTTGCGCTGCCCCGCCACATGACGCCCGACCGCTTCGCCCGTGTGGCGCTGACGGCCATCACCCGCACCCCGAAGCTCCTGGACTGCACTCGGGAAAGCCTCCTGAAATGCCTCATGGACTGCTCTCAGTTCGGGCTGGAGCCTGACGGGCGGCACGCGCACCTGATTCCCTACAAGGACCAGTGCACGCTCATCATTGACTATAAGGGCCTGATGGCCCTGGCCCGCCGTTCCGGTCAAGTGAGCGTGTTTCGCGCCGAACTCGTGAAGGAACATGACGAATTCGACTGGCATAACGGCATGGTCACGCACAGCATTAATTGGCGTCTGGACCGCGGGAAGACCGACTGTGTTTATTCCTACGTGAAGTTTCAGGACGGGAGCGAAGATTGGGAAGTGTTGACGCTGGCGGAAGTGAACGCGATCCGCGCCCGGTCCCGCGCGAAGGACTCCGGCCCGTGGGTCACGGACTTTGATGAGATGGCGAAGAAAACCGCCATCCGCCGGCACAGCAAGCGCCTGACGCTCTCGCCCGAGTTTCAGGACGCGATAGACCGGGACGACGACCGGCCCGAGCGCACGGCCACGGGGAGGGAAATCAAGGCGAAGGTGCCGGATTTGCTGCCGCCCTCAGAAGAATCGCCCGTAACACGGCCCGGTGCCGCTGGCGCACAATTGCAAGCCCCGAATCCGGAACGGGGCAGCCAGCCAACTACCGCCTTGCAGGAAGTGCAGGCCAAGGCCAGCGCCGGAGGCTATGTAATAGCCGACGTTGCCCGCGTCATGGTCGCGATTGAAATCATCAAGCCGGAGCAGCTCGACGACCCGAACAGCATTCAGCCGCAGCAGTGGGCGTCCGCGTCCGCGCAGTGGAAAGAAATCGCGGCAGAACTCGAAGCGAACCGCAGCCATGACGATTGAAGAATACCGCGCCGCTCCCGGCCTTAACTTCTCCGTCGCAAAGTGGCTTCTGACGACGCCATTCCACTTTAAGACCATGCTGGCCACGGAGGTAGAGGAAACGCTGGCGATGCGGATGGGTGCCGCCGTGGACGAATGGGTATTGTCGGGACGGGTGCGCCCGCATGCGATCATGCCCCCGGACATCGCAACCCTGACAGGGAAGGGCAGTCGCGCCGCAAAGCAGGCATGGGTAAAGGAACAGGAGGCGAAGGGCTTCACCGTCTACAAGCGGGAGGATTGGGACAAGCAAAGCGCGATGCAGCGGGCACTGGAGCGCAGTCCTGATTTCCAGTCCATCCTCTCCGCCTGCCCCGAGCGGCAGCTTCCGGTCTTTGCGTCCTACCGCGGCATTCCTATGAAGGCGCTGCTCGACATGGCCGGCCGCGATGCGAAAAAACTCCGCTGCTTTGGAGACTTGAAATGCATCTTGGACGCGTCACCACGGGGATTCGGGAAGCGGGCGTATGCGAATCACCTGGATCTTCAGATTGTGATGTATCAGACCGTGCTGGCGCTGTCTGAGGGGCTGGAGGCCCCGCCACTGCCGTTCTGGGTCGCCGTGGAGTCGTCAGGCGTTCCCGCCGTGTCCGTGTTTAGCGTGCCCCTTGAGGCGATGGAAAGCGGGCAACGGAAGCTGGATAAGTGCGTCGATCTTTACTTGTCATGTTCGGAGTCAGGGTTGTGGCCGGCCTACGGAAGCGGGTGGCTCACGCCGGAGTGGCCGCGGTGGGCGGAAACTGAAACTGGAGGATGAAAACAATGAGTGAGCATCACAAGTATCAATTTGTAGTTATCTGCCGCCAATGCGGGATACGGCCGCTTTCCTATGATGACTACATGCGCCAGATGCGTCGGCCTGACAGTTACTGGAGTTGCCCGTCCTGCGGAGGCGATGCGCAATGGGATGATGACTCCTTGGAAACAAACCCCGCGGAGCCGCCTTGTGACGGACCGCCAGACGAACCCCTTTCCGCCGCACTCTCGCCAGCCCCCGAACCAACTCCGCATGAGGATACGGCAACGGACGGGGCGCTGCCTGCCCCGGAAGGGGCGGGGGCGGATTCAATGATGAATAAAACCGCCGACGCGCTGAGAGAGGCGTTGCGACACATTGCGGCATGTATCCACATAGATGACGCGGCGTATTTGCGCAGGATAGCCCGCGCCGCGCTCACCGCTGAGCCGGAAGGGGTGACGGCGTATGTGCCGTTGGGGCCTGGGGATGTGATTCGATGTGGCGATGTTTACTTGTGTGCCAGCGGGGTGGTTGCGCGAACTGCTGATACCGGTGAAAAATACGATCCGGGAATTGAGTCACACAATCCACATCTTCGCCCCATCACCGTTCCCGGCGGGGAGTCGGCTTGTTCTTCATGTGACGAGGGGCAACCATTGAATGAATGCCCTAAATCACAACGGCCATGCGGACATCACTGCAATCATGCGTGGAGCCATGACGAATGCTGCTGGTGCGGCAAGGAGTTTGGGGATAAGCAAGACCAACCCCCGGCAGCCCGGGACGAACGGGCGGCGTTTGAGAAGTGGTGGAATGCGCCGTCTGTTTTAGGTGAACAGGTAAGTTATAGCGCCAAGCATGCCGCATGGGTAGGCTGGCAAGCCGCCATCGCCTCCCGCGCACAGCCCCCAACCTCCATCCCCTGGTCCGCCCTCAAGTTCGGCGAGTGGTTCCAATACCGCTTGCCGGAATGGAGTGGTCCGTGGCAAAAGCACTATCAACCCGGGGCCGCCGGAATGGAATTCCGCCGCTGCGAGCCGCCGAAATGGTGGGTCGAATACATGCTCGAAAAGGAGTCGCCGCCATGAAACTCTTTGGCTATTTCTTCAAGGAAACGGAACTCGCCAGGCTAATCGGCCCTGACGAATCAGATTCGGCGCAGGCGGTATGGGTTCCGCAGGACCGCACGACGATGTTTCGCAAGCTCCCATACAAAGAACGCGGCGTCTCCGAATACCCGCGCCGCTGCATTTTCACCGTGGAGGGATGGCTGCAAGCCAAGCCTGAATTCAAGGTATTCCGGGAGGCGGTTTATGCCGTGGACTACATATGAAAGACCCCTGCGTTCACGGTCTGCCGCTGGCCGGATTCGGTTATTGTCGCCAGTGCGCGACACATAAACCGGCGCCGCCGCTTCCCGGGAAGCCCCATCTTCCGCATTTTGGGAGAGCCCACCTCTCCACCGCGATCTTCCTGCGCCTCCTCGCGGAAAGGAAACTGCCCGCGCCCGTGGCCGAGTATCAGTTTGCGAAGCCGCGCAAGTGGCGCGCGGATTTCTGTTGGATCGACCAGAAGGTTATCCTCGAGGTGAACGGCGGTATTTTTTCTCAAGGCAGACACACCCGCGGCGCGGCGCTTTTGAAGGAGTGGGACAAGATCAATACCGGGGCCGGAATCGGCTATAGGTTCATTTTTTGCCAGCCGTCGCAACTCGCGACCCGGAGAACAATTGATTACATCGAAAACGCTATCAACCACAAACCCTGACATATTATGGACGTAATCGCTGAACAACTAAGAGCCGGTCAAATCGACGTATCGGAGGCACTGCGTAGAGTCGCAGACAAGGCCCGGGGCGGGCACGCGACGGATGTTATCCGCCTGGCATCAGAGCGCACGGAATTCTATGAGGGCGAGATAGCGCGCATGGGAGAGAAAATCGAAGAACTGGAGAAAAGCCGGTCATACGGCGACTGGTCCGCTATCATAGAAATCATTGAGGGCACCCTGTCTGATGCCGGGAAAGTTGAAGCCATCAAGGAATATCTCTCCTTCACCGTATGAACCGCGAATCCCTCCTAAAAGCCTGCGACTTCGCCCGCCGCGCCATCACCGGGAAGGCTGCGCCCCCCATCCTGGAATGCCTGCACCTGAAGGGCGACGGCCAGCGCCTCCAGGTCACGGGTAACAACCTCGACCTGTGGGCGCGCATGGAAGTGGAGTCCCCGCTGGTGATCGACGTGTGCGCGCCGGCAAAGCGGCTGACCGCCGTGCTCGGGGCGTGGGACGATGACGAAATCACCATCGAAATCAACGGCCCGGTGATCACGCTTTTCGGCGGCAACGGGCGTAAGGCTCCGGTGAAGACGCTGCCCGGCGAAGACTTCCCGCCCGTCGGGGAATGCGCTGGCAAGCGGTTTCCGATCCCCGGGGATGCCATCGCCCGCGTGCTGTCAGCGGTATCCACGGATGAGGGCCGCTACACCCTTAATGGAGTGTTCCTGGAGAAAGGCCACGCCGTGTCCACGGACGGACGGCGCATGATGGCCGTGGAAATCGACGGGCCGGAAACTTCCCTGATTCTGCCCACGGCATCGGTAAAAATCCTGTCAGGCGAGAGCGGGGAAATGATGTCGGATGGCCGCAAGTTCACCGCGACCGGCGATGGCTGGAGCATCGGGGGGAAGGTCATCGAGGGCAACTATCCTAATTGGCGTCAGGTGATGCCGAAATACGGAAAAGGCGTGGCCGTTCCCGATGGCTTCGCCGACGTGATCGAGCGCGCCATGCGCTGCATTGAGGATGAATCCACGGTCCGGAGCGTGAGCATTGAGCGCGGGCGCATCACGGTCGGGGTCGCGCCTGATTTCGATTTCTCTGAAGACTTCGCGACCGGCCTGGATAGCTTCCGCGTCAACCCGCAATACCTGCTGGAGGCCATCAAGGCAGCGGGAGATGGTGCGGCTATTCACCGCGGGGACACGCCCGGCGAGGGCAATCCCGTCATCATCACAAGCCCCGGATTTCAGTCTGTTTTGATGCCAATACGCTAACCTATGGACTACGATACCCTAATCAACCGCAAGGCCCTGACATTTCCGGATTCCGGATTTGCCGCGGCACCGTTCACGGCTCCCATGAAGCCGTTCCAGCAAATCGCCACGGCGTTCGCGCTTCAGAAAGGGCGGGCGGCGCTTTTTGAGGATACGGGCCTGGGTAAGTCCCGGCAGGCGCTGGAATGGGGCCTGCAGGTTCTCCGGCGCACCGGGAAGCCGGTTCTGATCCTGACGAAACTGGCCGTGTGCCCGCAGTTCATCCGGGAGGCGGATGCCGTGGGTATACCCGCGATCCATATCCGCACCGCGGAGGCCCTGGATGACGCCCGTATCTATGTGATGAACTACGAGAAAATGGATGCGCTGCAAGAGGCTGGCATTTTCGACCGCCTGGGCGGCATCGTTCTCGATGAGTCGTCCATCCTGAAGAACTTCACCGGCAAGATGAGCGGCAACCTCCGCGCATGGTGCCAGGGCATTCCGTATCGCTTGTGCGCGACGGCCACGCCAGCGCCTAACGATTGGGATGAACTCGGGCAGCACGCGGAATTCCTGGGCGTGATGAGTTCGGCGCAAATGCTGGCGACGTGGTTTATTAACGATACCGGCGATACCGGGACGTGGCGGCTCAAGAAGCACGCGCGGGCCGATTTCTGGCGCTGGGTATCGACGTGGGCGGCGTGCATTTTCAAACCGTCGGATGTTGGCGACAGTGATGAGGGATACGACCTGCCGCCGCTTCACATTCACGAGGAAAGATTCAAGCTGCCGGAAAAGGATTGCGAGCCGCAGGAGGGAATGCTTTTCGACATGACCGTCGTGAACGCGACGAATCAGGCGCGGGAGGCGAAGCGCACGATACAGGAGCGGTCTGCATGGATCGCGGGGCGCGTTTCTCACAGTGAAAGACCGTGGTGTGTATTCGTGGAAACGGACGCAGAGGCGGATTCTGTAATTGAAGAACTTAAGCGCCACGAATGCGACCGGTGGGCCGAGGTCCGCGGCAGCGACGATGCCGAGGAAAAGGCGCGACTGCTCTACGGCTTCGCCATCGGCGAGGTTCGCGTGATGGTCACCAAGTGTAAGATCGCGGGATTCGGCCTCAACTGGCAGCACTGCGCTAACGTCATCTTCGCCAGCCCATCCTACTCCTTCGAGCAATGGTATCAGGCCGTGCGCCGGTTCTACCGCTTCGGGCAGGCCAGCGAAGTCCAGTGCTGGATGCTCCGCGGTGAGAACATGGAGCGCGTGGCCGACGTGTGGCGGCAGAAGATGATCCAGTTCGATGAGATGAAAAGTGAGATGCGGACGGCCAGCGCACATCTGGCCGGCGAGCGGCGCAAGGGCATGGGGTGCAACACCGCGATCAAGAAAAAGGAGGGCGCTAACTGGACGCTGTATCACGGGGATTGCGTCAGGGTTGCGAAGACACTGCCGCATGAGTCGATTGACTTCTCCGTGTTCAGCCCGCCGTTCGCGGATCTGTTCACCTACAGCGACGACGCGCAGGACATGGGCAACTGCGTGAGTCTCGAAGCCTTCATGGTGCAATTCCGGTTCCTGATTCGTGAACTCATGCGCCTGACAACCCCGGGGCGTCACTGTGCCGTGCATTGCGTGGACCTGCTGGCAACCAAGTGGAAAGACGGCTACATGGGATATAAGAATTTCAGCGGAAAGATCGTGGACGCCTTCATGGAGGAGGGCTGGATTCTCTGGAGCCGGGTCACGATCTGGAAATGCCCCGTGGTGGAAATGACGCGCACGAAAGCACACGGGCTCCTTCACAGGACGATCAAGAAGGACTCGGCAAGCTCGCGGGTCGGGAGCGCCGAATACCTGCTGGTTTTCCGCAAGCCGGGCGAGAATCCGAAGCCCATCACGCACACGCCGGAAGCCTTCCCGGTCAGTCTCTGGCAGGAAATAGCCAGCCCTGTCTGGATGACCGTTGACCAATCGGATACCCTGAACGGCATGAAGGGCTATCAGCGGGCGCGAGGCGCGAAGGACGAAAAGCATATCTGCCCGTTGCAGCTGGGCGTGATTCAGCGCGCACTCATGCTCTGGAGCGCCCCCGGTGACATGGTATTCTCGCCGTTCCTGGGCATCGGGAGCGAGGGTTTCGAGAGCGTGAAGGCCGGCCGCAGGTTCATTGGCGCGGAACTCAAGCCGGAGTATTTCAAAGAGGCATGCCGCAATTTGGCGGCGGCGGAGTCGGAGAAATCAATAGAGCTTTTCCCGGTATGATCGAAAAACTGCTTAACAAAATCCTGCCGAAGCGCGTGATTGTGAACTGTGATCACGACCCGTATTTGCACCGCTGGTATCTTTTCCGGTCCGGGCGCTTTGGTATCTTTATTCACAAATTCGTGCGTTCTGACGAGGATAGGGCACTGCACGATCACCCGTGGAGTTTTCTGGTAATCCCGCTCTGGCGCGGCTACCGGGAACACAATCAGAAAGGCGTCAGGAATGTGCTGCCTTTGTTGGGAACACGCTTCCGGCGCGCCGAGTATCAGCACCGGGTAGAGCTTCGCGCGGGCAAGCCGTCATGGTCACTTTTCATCCGCTTCCGCAAGCGCCGGGAATGGGGATTCTGGGACAAGGTTTCCGGTTTCATCCTTTGGAATAAATGGTGGCAGGACAAATGTGAATAACTTATGAGCACTAACAGCCCCGTCGTCCGCGAACGCTACGCCTCCCAGCCGGGAGCGCCTTATGTCATGTCCGATCGCGGCATTGCCAGCCTTCGGGAATCGGCACCTAAGCTCCCGAATCACCGCTATCACATCCCCTCCGGCGAGCGCCATTACCGGGAGGAAACGAATCTGAAACTGGAGTTCGCGCTCGTTCGCACGGACGCCCCCGGCGTATGGACCTGCAAGACGCATGACGGGGCTTTTCTTGTGGAGGCGGAGAACCGGAGGGCCGCTTACATCACCGCCTCCTGCCGGGTGCATGGCTGCCCGCTGCCGGGAGGGGTTTGCGAGATATGAGGTTCCTGAGCGTGTGCAGTGGGATAGAAGCAGCCAGCGTCGCCTGGTCGCCGCTCGGCTGGACCGCTGCCGCGTTCTCGGAAATTGAGCCTTTCCCGTGCGCCGTGCTCGCGCATCACTATCCAAACGTCCCGAATCTCGGCAACCTCACAAAATACCATGCATGGCCGTCGCTTGAAATCGAAATCCTCGTCGGGGGAACGCCCTGCCAAAGTTTTTCCGTCGCCGGCCTGCGAGCCGGAATGCAAGATCCCCGCGGCAACCTCGCCCTTACCTTTCTTGGAGTGGCTGAACGATACCGGCCCGCATGGCTGGTCTGGGAGAACGTGCCCGGCGTTCTGTCAAGCAACGGCGGACGGGACTTTGGCTCCTTCCTCGGGGGCCTGGTCCAACTCGGGTATGGGTTCGCCTACCGGGTGCTTGACGCTCAATACTTTGGAGTTCCACAGCGGCGCCGTCGCGTCTTCGTTGTCGGATATCTTGGAGACTGGCGAGTTGCCGCGCAGGTTCTTTTTGAGCGCCACTGCCTGTCGGGGGATTCTCCGAAGGGCAGAGAAAAGGGGGAAAGAATTGCCCTCTGCCTTGAAGCTCGCACTGAGGGCGGCGGCGCGGGATGGGGAACGGATTTCATGACGGGGGGCGGCATCGTATCCTCAACCGAAATCTCCCACTGCCTGAACGCGGGCGGCATGGGGCGGCAGGATTACGAGACGGAGACGCTGGTTGCCGCGCCGATCACCTCCAGGCCCTATGCGGACCATCTCAGTCAGGAAAGCAACCTGCCGCTGTCATTCCGTCACTTCACCGGCCCGACAGACACCGGAGCGCCGCAGGTTGATATGACGCCGACCCTTCGCGGGAACGATACCTCCGGCCTGTGCGTATTCGACACCACGCAGCTAACCAGCGCCGCGAACTACTCAAACCCGCAGCCCGGCGACCCGTGCTATCCGTTGGCGGCCGGAGCTCATGCGCCCGCAATTGCCGGTCAGGGCGTCCGCCGCCTCACCCCGCGCGAATGCGAACGCCTCCAGGGCTTCCCTGACGATTACACGCTGGTGCCCTTCCGCGGCAAGCCTGCGAAGGACGGCCCGCGATACAAAGCGCTGGGGAACTCGATGGCCGTGCCCGTCATGCGCTGGATCGGTGAGAGAATCCAAAACGCGACCTGATTTCAATGGACCCGGGGCGCGGGATGTGCCATTGTCAAGGATACGACCGCGAACATCGTATGAACAATCTCCATCAACCAATCTCCCCGCACTGCGCCCATCTTCGGATGGGGTTCGCCGCAGTGCGGGGCTTTTGTTATTATGAATCACGATATTGAGAAGTTGCTGGCCCTGGTTCAGAATCCGGAGAATTTCCGCCGGCTCGTAGTCCTTGCCGCGGCCATGCATTCTGAAAAAACCGCAAGCCCTGAGTTAAACTCCCTGATTTACCGGGTAGTGGAGTTTTGCGAGAAATGCGATTCCGCAGAGGTTCACTGCGATGTTAACCCCAGAGTTATAATTGAATCCATTTGTGAGACAGCCGGGGGCCTTGCGATGTATGCCGGGTATGCCGCGGGCGCTTCCGCTGCGCTGGCGGCTCAAACCGCTGAAATAAACAGAGGATCTTTAAAATGAAGGACGCGCCCGCTTTCGACTTCTACCCGGAGCGGTGGACGCACGGCACCCGCGGGATGTCAAAAACTGAACGATCTGATTTCCTGGACCTGCTCTGTTATCAGTGGACTGAAGACGGGCTCCCCGCGAACAGTTTGGACTTAGCGAGGCTCTGTGGATACCGCGAGGCGAGGACCCTTTCAATTAAGGTGGTCGAGAAATTTCCAGTATCTACAGACGGGAAAAGGCGCAATGAAAGATTGGAAGTCATTCGTAATGAGCAACGTAAGCGCATAGAGGACCGGAGGAGGGGCGCAATGAAGACCAACGCTCAGCGTGCGCTCAGCGTGCGCTCAGCGGGTCGTGAGCGCCTCGCTGAAGGGGTCGCTGACGCCACGCCACCACCCACCACCCACCCCAAGACTGCTTCGCAGTCTAGACCGCGCGCACCAACTTTGCAGGAATGGCAGGAATTCAGCAGGGGACTGACGCCCCCCTTCCCGCCCTCAGAATCAGAGCGGGCATGGAACCACTACGAATCGAATGGCTGGCGGGTCGGAAAGAATCCGGTCAAGAAATGGGAAGCCTGCTGCCGGAAGTGCCACCTCAACTGGAAATCACAGAGCTATTCCCCGAACGGGAAGCCAAATTCCGAAATCCCGCGGAATCAACGTGATCCGATTTACGACAAAGCCCCCATCATCCGCATCGTCCCCGAATCCGACCGCCCGTCCATCGACGAAATCAAAGCCCTGAAGCACCGCATATGAACCGCTACTACCTCCTCAACCCCGGCGACGTCCACATGGAAGGCGACGAAATCTACAACCCGACCTATCGGGAATGGGAACCCCTCAACCGCATGCATTTCGGCGATCAGGTCGGCGACAGCAATCCCTGCCGGCGCGAACTCACCCGGCACCAACTCCTGAAATTGTCCGTTGAGGCGAATCTGGAGCGTGTTACCGCTATGGTGTGAAGAAATGATAACCAAAACCGTCAAACGCCACTACTGCGAGCACTGCCGGAAGGGGTCTTTCACAAAGCCCCGAATGGCCAGGCATGAGCGGAACTGCATCAAGAATCCAGAGCGGGTTTGCGATGTTTGCCGGGAGCGCATTGACATCCATGATCCCCAGGTGCCGCCAGAGCAACTGCTGGAAGCCTTCAGCGCCGCCGGAGCCGGGGACCGCGGCATGACTGCGATTTGCGACCTCACCGACTGCCCCTGCTGCATCCTTGCGACCCTGTGCCAGCACCGGCTGAAATACAAGACGCTCTACGAGGATGACGACGAGGGGCGCAGCACGGCATGGATTGAGTTCGATTACAAAGCGGAGATGACGAAATTCCGCAACACGCATGAGCCATTCCCCTACGACTTCGGGAAGATGGACGATTTCAAAACGATGCTACAGTCCCATCAATTTGATCTCTCCCGTTAGTGAAAATCGAACTCCCCCTGACCGATGCACAAACGCAAGCACTCCTCGATGCCATGCCGCCCCGGCTGCGCTGGCGCGATACATGGGTCCTGGTCGCCGCCCTGCGACCGGCTGATCCCGGGCAGGATGGATGGAGGCTTGACATTCACGCGCTGCCAGGGGAACGTAGGGACGCAATCCGCGCTGCTTGTGCGGGAACCCTGAAATTGAAACGTGAACGACGGATCAAAGCCACTGGCAAACAACCGGCATGAGGCTTTCGCCAGACATTGCACCGAGGGGAAAACTGATTCGGAGGCGTATCGTAAGGCCGGCTACAAAGGAGACGAGCCACGGAAGCGTGCGGCGGAAATCAGGGCAAATCAGGACGTTGCGGCTCGCATTGTATGGCTGAAGCGGGCAGCCCAGAAGAAAACATTCCTGACCGTGGAGGAAAAACGGGACTTTCTGGCGCTCGCCGTGCGCACCCCGCTGTCGGAGATTGACGAGACTCACCCGCTTTGTCAGTCGGCGGAATACCAGGTAAACGGCGGCATTCGCGGCCAGCTTCGCCGGGGAAATTACGAGAGCGGGAATGAGGATGAAATTCCTGAAACAACCACGGTCAAAATCAAAGCCGTGGACAAGCTCAACGCCATCAAGATCGACAACGAGATGGACCACGAGGTGAAGGCCAAGCCCGTGACCTTGAGTGGCGGCATCGAAGTCACCATCCAGCAAATCTTCACCCTCGTGAGCGGTGGCAGGCCTGACGCATGAGAGCCCTGAATTCCGTGAGGCGGTAGAGCGGTGCGCCCGCGACCGTGAATGGCGGCTGCACAATCTCTATCAAATCCTCGAGGGCGGCGTCATTGTTCCCTGGCAGGCATACGATGAGCAGCTCCAGTTCCGGCGTGAGCGCACCTATCGCAATTTCGTCCCGAAGGCGCGGAAGCTGGGACTGTCCACGGAAATTGTGATCGAGAACGGCGATGAGTGCCTTTGGACGAAAGACCTGATGGCGGGCATTATTGATAAGACTGAGGAGGACGCATTCGCTAAGCTCCAGATCTTCCGGCTGGCGTGGGAGCGCGGGCCGGAGCATCCCGACCCGCGGATTGCATTCCTGTGGAAGCAGATACACGCCAGCAATCCCCTGATTGCTGACAACGCCGGCCAGATGAGTTGGAGCAACGGCGCCGTCTATCGCGCCGGCACGTCGTTCACGGGCCGCACCCCGCAGCGCCTGCATATCTCCGAATACGGGCCGATCTGCGCACTCAGCGCGACCAGGGCGGCAGAGATTCAGCGCGGGTCCATCAACTCGGTTGAGCCCGACGGCATCATTGACATCGAAACCACAATGGAGGGCGGCAGGGCCGGGCTTTGCTATCACTATTTCAAACTCGCGAAGGCTGCGGCCGGCAAGCCATTCTCCGCCCGGTCGGACTGGCGGATTCATTTCTTCCCCTGGATGGGGCACCCGAAGTATCTGGAGCCGGGCCGAAAGCCGACGCTGGGCGCAACGCTCGATTACTTCCGCGACCTCCGCGAGAAATACGGCATTACGCTGCCTGACGAACGCATGGCGTTCTGGGAAGCGAAGCGCATGGAGCTGGGCGAGGAAATCTGGACGCAGTATCCGAGTGTCGTTGACGAGGTTGAGAAGGCGAGCGTGATCGGGGCAATCTATCCGGAGATGGCGAGCGTCAGGAGCCAGGGTCGCGTCCCTTCTAACGGATTCGCACTGGAGAAGGGATTACCGCTCTACACCGCATGGGACCTGGGAAGCTCTGACAACATGGCGGGATGGTTGATACAACCAGCGGGCAAAGCACATAACTTTATTGACTTCTGTTGCGGCGAGGGCGAGGGAGCCGCGGGAGTGGCCGGCGTCATCCGCGCTTGGGAACGGCTGTATGGGCAGGTAGCCGTTCACTTGCTGCCGCACGATGCGAATATTCATGACAAGGGATCAGGCAAGACCTACCTGGCGCAACTCGTGGAGTCGGGCATTAGTGCCGCGACCGTCCGTATCGTGCCCCGCACGCCTGACGTATGGGCGGGAATCGATGAGGTTCGCAAGCGCCTCCCTAACGCATGGTTTCACCCGCGGTGCGATACCCCGGTCATGAAGGGACTGGAATCGACACCCTCCGGCATCCAGCGCCTGGAGGGATACCGCAAGCGCGTCAACGCCGCCACGGGGCTGGTCACCTCCATGCCGGTCAAGGATGGTGTGTGCGATCACGCTGCGGATGCGGTCCGCACCTACTGCGAGGGTCATTCGTTAGGCATGATCCACGCCGCGGTGCCGCGACCCGAATACACGGCATGGGGAGCGCCCTTGCAGGTTGAGATGCCGCGGTCGAAGATGGGGTTTGCAAGATGAGTATGAAATCTTACCTGGTAGCTACCGCCAAAACGATAGCAGAACTTGAAGCGAAGATTGATCAATGCCTTTCCGAAGGATGGGAGCTTCAGGGCGGAATTACTGCCATCGTCGACAATAGCCAGTCTGGCGTCATGTTTATCCAGGCCATGGCACTTCCAGATGATCTTTTGGAATGAACCCCTATCAGCTAGCCCGACAGGTCTACGACCGCGAGCCCTGCGCCCGCAGCTTTGAGGAGGATTTATTCTGGCACCTGCAATACGGCATCGTGCTGTCCACGCCCGCAGGGTTCGCGATGATCCGGAGCGTATGGAGCCACTGGAGCAAGGACCGGCTCAAGAGCCCGCGATTCGTGGCGAAGCATGGCGACTGCTGGATGATATGGCTCGCCGCCGGGGACATCACGTCGGTATGGGCGCTCGGCCCCCGGAAAGATTGGGTTTGCTTTGAGAGGCGGAATTTGCTAAGGGTCTGGCCGTATGACACCGTCCGAAGGCTTTACCGATCCCGCCCGCAGCCTGCCGCTGTCCCTGCGTGACGCCTTCGCCCGCTGCCATAAGGGCGCGGACTCCGGTGCCGCCGTCCGTGAGCAGAAAGCGGCCCGCCTGCAAAGCGCGGAGCAGTTCAAGCAGCAGATGGAGCTACAGCAAAAGCAGTTTGATGCCGCGCAAAGTATCAAGCCCATTCAGTCCGCCCCCGCGGCTCCGCTGGCCACGGGCGACCCGCAGAACTACTACGCCGGATTGGAGGCGAAGCGGCAGCAAAGCCGTCGGTATGGTCCTTCCCGGACCCGCAACGTCACCCCTCAAATCAGCGCAATCCCGATGGGGGCTGCGCCGGCAATGGCAGCATGAGCACCCTCGACAAAAGATTCCCGAAGTTCAGGGTTCCGCTGTATCCGCAAATGCTGGAGGGCAGGCCGTTCTGGCCGCAGCCGATGGCCGAGTTCTCAAAGAGGTCTTTCCTTGAGCTCATCATGGACGCCAGGAACCGCAGGTTCAACTAATGGACACCTCCGCCCAGGGCATCCTCGATCTTTACTCCCGCATGAAGGCGGACGCCTCCGGGATGGTATCGCTGTGGGACGAATGCGGGCGCATGTGCCTGACAAGAAAAGTGTCGGCGCTCACGGCATCGATCAACCGCACCGCCAACGTATGCGATACCTTCACGCCCTACGATGCCGCGATCCTGAACAGCACAGCGGTGGAAGCGAACGCCGCCCTCGCCGCGGGCCAGGCGGCATGGATCACGCCCGCCGATCAGCAATGGTTCGTGTGGGAACCGGTCGAGGGCTTCAAGAATGACGCCGTGCGCGGCTGGCTCGCGGAATGCACTAACATCGCGCGCACTTATCTCGGGGCCAGCAACTTCTACACGAAGGCGCACGAGATGTATCTGGACCGCAACACATTTGGAACCTCAGTTCTGGTTGCGGAGCAGGGGCGCAAGGTGCCGCTAACATTCCGCGTGTTCGACGGCGGCAGCTATGTGACCGCCGACAACGAGGACGGGAACGCCGATATGGTGTTGCGTGAAATCCCAATGTCCGCGCGCCAGGCCGCGGAGAAGTTCGGGAAGGACAACCCCGGGCTCCCGGCGAAACTAAAGCAGGACCTGGAGACGCGACCCACTAACCTATATCGTTTCGTCCATTCCATCCATCCCCGCAACGATTACGAACAGGACAAGGAGCGCGGCAACCAGGGGATGCCTGTGGCCGCGTGCTGGGTGAGCGTGGACGAAAAAAAGAAAGTCGAGGAAACCGGGTATCCGGAGATGCCCGCGTTCGTGAACCGTTATCTGCGCTGGTCTGAGTTCAGCCCGTGGGGCGCGAGCCCGGCCATGCAGGCGCTGGCCGAAATCCGGGGCTTGAATTACTTCGAGATGCTCATGGCCACGCTGGCCGAGGGCACGGTGAACCCGCGCATGATCGTGCCGCAGGGATTCACGGGCGTTCCCGATCTTCGCGCCGGAGGCATCACGATGGGCGGACTCACGCGCGAGACCTGGCCGATGGAGTGGATGAT